TGTTGTACAAATTGATTAGTTAGTCTTAACGTTTTTACTCAATAAACTATTTAAATCAAAGTTTAAAACAGCGTTGGTGTTTCCATCCTCGTTGTCGTCATTCTTTCTCGAAGGTTGTGCATGGTAATCATGTTTATGACTTCTCACAAAAGTTCTTAATATCTCTAAAAACTCTACTAACTTATTACCATATACTAATGGTTGTAGTCCTTCTTGGAATGGCTCTTCACTGTTTGGGTTTTCGAATACCCCTTCGATGACTTGTTGTTGTCTGTCACTATTTATGACTACAGGTGGGTTTATCTTTCCTTGTAAAGCAACTAAGTTAATCTTATCGGCAACAATGTTAACGTGTGACTTACTACCGTCACTGTCTAAGAATAAATCAATATATGCAGGATTGACATCATTAATCTCTAATGGTTTTCCTATTTTGAACTTACCAGCTCTTAATGTTACTCTTTGACTTCTGAATAATAAATCTGTATTGTTCTTACCGTTGAGTGATGACTGACTGAAGTCTATGTTGTTTACATTTTGTGTCTCATTTAAAAAGTAGTTAGCATAAACACCTTCAGCTTTGTTGATATTCTTACCTCTAACCACAGGAACTTTAGTACTCCTCTTTGTGTCAGGTAAGTTTAAGTTGAAATATGAGATGTTACTCTCACCATTATAATAGATAGGGTGTGAACTTAAAGGACCAACCCATAGTCTTTTTAACTCATCGTTTGATGCACCATAAGGTAATATTATCCTCACCACATCACCAACATTAGGGATGATGTTGTAGAAGATAGGCATAAATGGATCACAATAAGGTTCTTCACCATATGGTGTTTTACTATCTCTATCTAAATCAGTACGTACTTTTATCCTAAAAGGATTATTAGGGTCAGTACCTGCTTCTGTGACAGTACCTTCGTATATTATCCTACCCGGTCTTGCAGGACCAAGTTGTTTATACGTTTCACTATATATAGTATTCTTACTCATTAAAGATTTCTCTTTTTAAGTTCAGCATCTACCGTTAAGAATAAAGCTTCTAACTTTTCCATCTCAGTTAGTTTATTTTCCACTTCAGTTTTAAGATTATCGTGTTGTTGTTTAATCTCATTGAAGATGGATACCAAATCTTTGTTTGGTTTCTTTTCTATTGCTTCTATTAAATCAGTATGCTTGTCCATAACCTTGTATTGGCGGTATCGGTCCTCCTGCATTTGCAGATGGTAGTGTTCCGATGTCCACTCTCATTTTTGTTTGTATTGCTTTCACAATCTCCTCTACTCTTATTATTTCCATAGCTTCTGATACACCACCAGCTTCTAATATATTATCTTGCTGTTCTAATGCATCACTTTGTCTATTGATGATGTTAGTTGCGATTTCCTTTGCAGATAAACCTTGTTTTAAAGGCCCATTTGCAATGATAACAGGTAATGGTACTTTATTAGTTGGTGTATTAACCTCCACCGTAAGTAATCCAATTAAGTTGTTTAATAACTCACCAGAATTCTTTATATCAAAATCCAATGCCATTATCCCGCTGTTTTTATTGCTTTATTTAATTTACCCTCAACACCTGAAAGTATTATTCTTAAATAGTTCTTAGCCTTTTCTGCGACAATCTCTTTAACATAAGTAACTATCAGTTTCTTAATCTCATCTTTAACTATAAGATAAAGCTCAGTCATTATTAATCCATAGAACTCTTTAGATATCTCTCTCATAATCTGTGAGTTCTTTTGGAAAAACTCAGTACCAGATTTAACACCATCAGTGTTTGGTGCAGTAATACTATTTGTCTTAACTACTTTAGATAACTCCATAACGAAAACAACGTCAGGTGTTAAGAACATTTTTGTTGTAATCACAGGGAATAACTTTACTAGTTGATCAAAGAATCCTTTCTTACCTGTGTCTACATCTTCAGCGTTTAAGTTACTAGTTGCCAAATCTCCTAAGTTATTTAAGACTTGTCCTATAACTCTACTCTCTGTTGATTTGGTTGCTTCATTTATCTTATCTAACTCATCTGTAAGTTGATCAGTTTGTATTGTTGCTTGTACTTCACCACAAGCTGCGAAGAAACCACCCTCACCATTGAATCTACTATTAACCTTAGCCTCTATCAACCCTTTCTGTTCATCAGTGAAAGTATAAAATGTATCAGTAGCTACAACGTCTTCTAAATCATACTCTAAGTAGTTCTCAATGATTGTGTTGATATATTCATCATTAGTGATGTCATCAGCAGTTCTAGCTTGTACTAACTGATTAGTGACATCATCTATCTTCTTACTAAGTGTACCATATATTCTATCACAAGCCAAAGCAATAAATGCTGAAGCTGAAAATGCTGGTACACTCTTTAACATCGACTCAAAGAAATCTTTAAGATTCATATTAGGGTCGATTGGTGTTAGAGTAAACTTATCTAAACTATTATTATATTCAACATTAACTAAGTTAAGATAAGTGTATGGGGTTTGAGGATTTAATGCTGCATTTCTCAATGTAGCTGCGAAACTATTACTATTACCAAAGTATATCTGTCCTGTTTTACTATTGTAGTCTTCCTTTAACGTTCTAAATAAATCAATACTAGTACTACTAAGTTCTAATCCATTTTTAAATGCTTGTGGTAATCCTAAGTTAACAATATCAAGTGCACAATAATCTTTTAAATACTTATACAATAAATCCAATGCCGTTTGTTGCATTGTAGGTAATAACCTAGCCAATACACTAACAATGAAAGTTAAAACAATAGGAGGTAGAGAATCTCTAACATCACCTATTTGTTGATTAACATCATCACTCTTACCTTTAAGGTTTTCGATCATTGTTAACATAAAACCAATGAGGTTCTTACTCTTATCCTTTAAAGAGTCTTCAGAAGATGTTTTCTTTTTCTTTTTGAATAGAGCTTCTCCAGTGATTATTCTGGTGAATAACTTCTTCTTTGCTACCTCTTCACTAAGGTCTTGTTTCTTTGCTTGATTATCTGCCATCTTAATCTACGTCGTAGTTGATATCTTTATCGTCAGTTTGTTTTTTGATTAAGTCTCTTAACATATCTTTGTCTTGATCACTTAACTCCACATCACTACTGACATCGACTTTAGTATCGTTTAAGAAGTTAGTCTGTAACTTTGCCAGTGCTAACTTCTTATCGATTACTGAATCTACAATCTTTAAAGATTCGTTATTAACTTTACCCAATTGGTAGATATCGGCAGTATCTTCGATTTCTGCTTGTCTCTTCCTTTCGGAAATATCTTTTACTGCTTGATTTTTGAGAGTTACACATTCATTGTAAATCTCCTGCATTAGTCCCTCTAAACTGTCTTTGTTTAGCTTGACACTAGTCTTTTTAGGTCTACCCATTTTCTCTTATTTCTTCTCTGAGTAGGTAGTATATTTGTTTATATTTTCTCATTGAACTTCTTATCTCTTTAGTCGTTAGAGCAGTCATCTCTCTTATCTCATAAAGGATCAAGTTCTTATTGTATTTATTATTACCATTCTCTTCACCGAAAACGGTTTCCCAATTCTTCAAAATATAAACAATAGCCTGTCCTACTTTTATTTCATTATCTTTGAGGTTGATGTTTTCATCCATTTCTGACTGAATAGCATTCGACACCTCTTTCATAATTATCGGGATAGTATCTTTTATTGAGTTATCTTCTAAACTATAAACTAAATCAGGATTTGTCTCTACTACAGTCGGTGATAAATCTTCATAAGATAATACAGTCCTTGTGTTCTTATTTGATTTAATCAACTGCCCTAATAGGTAGTTCTTACATATCGTACCAAAATATGAATATGATTTCTTACCTTTTTCTGGTTTGAACTTATCAAACTTTGTAATCAAAAAAGATAAGGTGTCATGGTGTAAGTCTTCAAATACATATTCTGAACGATAAAGTTTATACCTACGGATAATAGACTCTATCATCTTATTGAGGGGATGTCTGAGATGTTTGTTGTAAATATCATTACGTGTCTCATAATCCTCCTCAACTAAGAATCTTGCAACTGCATCTTCCTGTTCCGGTCCAAAGTATATTTTGTTAATGGGTTTTCTACCCCTTTTCTTTGGTTCAGACATTTATGCTGTTGCTTTTTCTTCAAAAGTAATCTCCCTATCTTCTGTGAAAAAATATTCTTTCTTTGCTGTGTCCATCCAAAACTTAGCCTCTTCTGAAGTAACTGCAGTCTCTCCACTTTTATATGTGTGGAATAAAGACCCAGGTCTCATATTGGTGTGTTTAAGTCCAAACTTTGGAATAGTCATAACTCTCAAATCATTGTAAGTAACTCTCAATAAGAACTCATAAATGAATGTCAACCTCATTGATGATTTCAAACCTCCTACTTCTAGGTAGTCTGATTTTTTCATAATACCACCTGTGAAAGAGAAGTTTGGATAGTCAATCAATGAACTGTTATCTAAAACACCTAACTCATCAGAGAACTGTAAAGCCCATACTGCTTCGTTTGTAGTGTTTATATATCTACCACTAACATCAGTATCAACAACGATAGGTAAAAATAAACTAACATCACTATAATGTTTTTTATAGTTTACGAAGTTGTCAACCCAAATGTTTGAGTATTCATCATCTAACTCCAACACAGAGAAGTAGTCAGTTTCTACTTTTGTAACTGCGAAGTTAACTTGTGAACAAAAGTCAGTTTTACCTGTGTCGTTTGTTACTACTTTTGTGATTTTATCTAAAGAACCTAACTTTACTTTATTTACAGTATCCACAACTTCTTTATCGTCTGCAGTTACTATAAGTAAAGCATCTGGTTTTACTTTTTGTACTTTTACACTCTCTACGGCTTTCTCTAGCCACTTTACAGTATCACCCTCTACGGTGTGAACTGGTATTACAACTGTTAAATCTGTTTTTGCCATTTCTATATTTTTATTCCACTTCGTTATTTAAACTTGCAATATGTTGTTCTAAATCTTCTTTTCTCTTAGTAACATACCCTCCAAAGACTTCTAAAACTTTTTCATCTTGTGCGTCTTTTTTATATTTCTCATCGATAGGTTTCATTGCCTCCAATAACTCAGTTGGGATTGCATCTTCTAACCATGATTCGATGTATGTTGCTGCAAACTCAGGTAATCTGTGTCCTTCATAAGTCCAAATACCATTATCTTCAGTCAACCACTCAGGTATCATATTAGGTACTTTACCCAACACTGGAGTTCCACATTTCATAGACTCAACAGGGAATGTACCAAAACCAGCAATATCGTCAATCCAAATAGAACAACAAGCCTCTTTTAAAGTCTTAGCAAACTCTTTTCTACCTAACCCTCTCATATCTCTGAAGGTAATCCACTTATATTGTGGGAATTGTAAGTAAAATGATTTGATGATTTTTGCTGCGTCTCTTTGTTCTCTTGTGTGAACTGCAACGATTGGTTTTTTAGGTTCTTCACTCTTAGTGAAATATTCAGGTATTGATACTGGTACAACTTGTACATTTACGTTTTTAAAGTTCTGTGTTACCACTTCTCCAACTTGTTCACTCACTGCAATACAGTCAGTAACACCGAAGTCAGACCATCTTTTACCTGGCTCTAAGAACTCAAACATATAATCATATGCTTGACATAATATAACTTTCTTACAACCTAAGTTAGAAATCTGTTCAACTACGTGTCCAAATAACTCAGGAATCACGATGAAGTCAGCAGGTCCAACTTGTAACTCATTAGCCTCAATAGAAACGTGAGGTAAACTTGCGTATTCTTCACCTAACCAACTTTCAACAGATGTGTAATCATTCTTTTCATGTAGAATGTGTGCATTATAACCATTATCACTTAATGTCTTTGCAACCTCATAGATATAAGCTACAGATGCAGTTGCATTACCTTTAGTGTCCATTGTAAAGAAATATACTCCGAAGCTCTTATCTTCTAACTTCTCTATATTCTTTTTTATTTTTTCTTCTTTTTCTGCCATTTTATTAAACTTCTTTCAAAATGTTATGATATAATAATGTATTAAACGCTAACTTATATGATGTTGGTAAACTATTCAATGCAGTGATTCCCATTTTATCATCTATCTCATCACCACTAGAGAATACAATCTCTAACATAAACTTACTCATCTCATATCGACTAACGTCTATTTGTTTTTCATATTTTACTTCTTCCTCTTCATCCTCCTCACTTTTTACAGTAAGTCCAACGAAATCAGCCAAAGCAACTAAATCTATGGTGTAACTTACACCAGCAATTTCTAAATATTCTTTTTCGTAGCTCATAATATATTAGCTTGTTTCTATTTGTAAAGTGTCTTTTTTGTTATATTCCTTTAATGATGTGATAACTCTATCTGCATCCTTTGTGTAATGTTGGTTGTAGTTCTTGTTAATCATTATTAACTTTTTGTCTTTAGGTTTCTGCAATATCACTCTCGGATCCGCACAAACTAAAGCGTCTACATATTCCCAATATTCACTAAACTTTGAAACAAACTTAATATTTGGAACTTCACATATTATCTTACTTAAAAAGAACATAGTCGAAGGGATACTTCTGCCATGTTCTTTGGATATCATCATAAACTCATCATCAGGATTTTGTTCCATTATCGCCTTTAATGTTAATCCACTATTGTTGAATAACTCATTTGCGTAACCAAAAATCTCTAATGGGTGTTCTTCGTATAAAAAATCTATTGTCGCATCAGTATCACCACTGAAATACTTAAATAGATTCGTTAAGGATACTTCATCATCCTCTATTTTGTTGTCAGTAAATTTCTCGTATACCTCTCTGAATTTACCAGAGAAATCTCTAAGAACTTCATCCAATGCAATACCTATTATCATAAAACTTTACAGATTTATAAATAAACATAATAAATATATGGAAAAAAGAAATATTACTTAAACAATTTCTTTATAGTACTTTTCAGTCTTAACCATCTATATTTTAGAGGTGTCTTCGTTTTAGGTCTAACAGGGTGTACCTTTGGTTTGGATTCCTTATTTACCTTATCTTCGAATCTATCAAAAACTTCTTCAATGTCCTTAATCAATGGATTCCTCACAACGTCATCTAAACCTAAACTCACAACACCAACACTTCTTACTTCAGAGAACTGATCAAATAAGAACTCTAATGCACTGTCCTTCTTATTCTTAATGTCTTTCTGTTTGGTGTCTCCCAAAAATATCATTCTTGAGTTTTCACCCAATCTTGTCATTATCGTTTTTAAGTTCTGTATCGATATGTTCTGTGCTTCGTCAATGATGATTACTGCATTGTCAATGTTAATACCCCTCATATATGCGATTGGTAAATACTCAATGTAGTTGTTCTCTTTTAACAATCTAGTAAGTCCTTTACCTATAAGCTTCTCAAAGTTATTCATAAATGAAAACATAAAAGGAGCCATCTTCTCATCCATAGTTCCTTTTAAGAAACCAATCTCCTCATTTCTCAATGTAGTCACAGACTTTACCAAATATACTTTTCCAATCTCTGGTGCCATTTTTAACATCTTCAAAGATTGAGCACATGATAAATAAGTATTATGTGTCACTACGTAATCATCAGTAATATATAAATGTTCATCACTATCAATCATAATACATTTAGAGTCCACTTTGCCAACATAATCTACTTTTTCAATTCTAAGATTTAAATTCTCATACTGATAGTTGTTACAAATATCTTTTTTTCTTTTTAAGTTAAATAAATCACTAGGTTTACTATACCTTACCCCTATATTATAAGATTTTAAACCTTCTTTATATTCACCATTATAGGTATATTTGGGGGTTTTTTCTGTGACGTTACAAATACCACCTATCGATCTAACAACATCCATAAAATCATCACATAACTGTTTCGACGATGTGGAAAAACTAACACTACAATTAGTTCGTCTAGTCGTACCATCAGTATCCATAAGTCCTTGTATTAATTTTATTTTTTGTCGTTTAGATGATTTTTTATAAATCTCAGGTATAAATTTATCTGAAGATTTCTTACCCATTAATCCTAATTCATATAACTTACTTTTAAATAAATTACTGTAGACTCCTTTTTTACCTGAAGGTTTAATTTTTTCATCAGAACTAATAATATAATCGTACCTCCCATGCTTCAATTTTTTAAGACCATAACCATCCTCACTCAAAATAGGAGACAATTCTTCTAAAACGTATTCATCTTCAGTAGAAAATGTTAAAGTATTAGTAGTCATACCACCATCACCAATCAAACACCCTAATAAATAAGGATCAATCGGTAAATCAATATCAGTATTATTAGTCGACTCTACCAATGGTACATAAATCCTACCTTCATCTATTTTATGTCCATACTTAGACATAATCTCACCTAAAGTCAATACTTTATATTTTTCTTTCCAATCACGATTATAAACTTTCCAAAGATGTTCATCACATGATTCTACAACTCTACCATCTGAAAATGTTATTCTATATGTATCTTTCTTACCTTGAGGGAAGACATTTAAAATATTAGCACTTTTCCCATTAGGTGTAGTTACAACATCGCCCACGTTAAGTTCCCCCATAGTAGCCCAACCTTTTGGTGTTAATACTTTAGAATATAAGGGCTGAGCCTTACCACAACCCGGAGGGCCGTAACATATTGTTATCTCATTCTCTTTAATAGAATTGATTAGTTCTTTTTGCTTAGCTGATTTACATTTAATATTTACAACTATTCTTTGTGTTAACGGTTGGTTACTCTCCACTTTCCTCTTTTCTAAAAACTCGTTAACCTCTTCTAACTCCTCGTCAGTGAGGTTTTTATGCTTCCTTAGCGGTTCTTTTTCAAATAAATATTTACCTTTTCTCATTTGTTAAACCTACTATAAGCTTTATTGGTTATTTTATTATAATTAGTCTTACCTATGAAATCATACAAATATGTTGAGTTAGTATAACTCATTGCACTTCTTAGATAGTCTTCGAAGTTCTCTGCCCATTGATGTAAAGTATATTCTACTTTTCTCTTTCTGACAATACCTTCTGATGTTTTTAAAGTCGCATTACCCCACTTTAACTGAACTTCCTTAGTACTCATACCTCTGAACTTCTTATGGATAGTAAATCCTCTCTTATATAACGTCTTAGCAAGCTTATCACTAATTTTTAACCTGTTAAATAAATAGTTGTGACCCGCAGATTCCAAACACTTATTCAAAATACTACCAACCATTACGTAGTCAGCACCCAAAGCCAAAGCTTTAATAATATCACTATAACTTTTCATACCACCATCAGCAATGATTTTAGCAGGACGTTTAACTTTGTTTGCCAACTCTCTACAATCTCTAATCAAAGAACCCATTGGGTATCCTACTCCAGTATTCTCAGTTGTTAAACATCCGTTACCATTACCTATACCAACTCTTACAAAATCTGCACCAGCATTTGATAACTTCATATATGTGGATGGGTTGGCAACATTACCTACTAATAATATTAACTCAGTACCATGTATCTTTTTAGCATTACGAATGGTGTCATATAAATCTTTCATATGTCCATTTGCAATGTCAACACAAACTCTACTATGTTCAATAGTATCATTTACTAATCTGTCTTTAAACTCTGTTAAAGAATATGATATGAAAGTATTTTTGTTATTATACCCATCAGGTTTTAACTTCTCACCTCTAGGTAAACACACACTAATACCTTCTCTTAGAAATTTATCATGATTCTCAGTATTAACCACAGTATCCATAGGTGCGGTGAATATAGGTAAATATCCTCTTTTGTTTCTAGGGAATACTTTAGATCGTGATGTAATATCAGTAAGGACTGATGGTTCTATTAATACGTCGTTTAAATCAAATTTTATGTCTGTTTGTCTTATTTCTTTTTTTGTTGGTTGTTGTTGTGTTTTTTGGTTTCTATAAACTTTTACATTCTTTGGTAAATCTTTACTCATTTTAATTTATCATTTAATACCACTCGATCCGAAACCCGCATCATTACGTTCAGTTTCGTTTATTTGGGTAGTTATCTCAAAGTGGACATCATCACAAGCTGTTACTTTTGCAACTACCGCCTGTGCGATTCTATCTCCATTCTCTACAACAAAATCTTCTTTACCTAAGTTTGCCAATATAATACATATCTCACCTCTGTAGTTTGAATCTACAGTTCCAGGTGTATTCAAAACAGTAATACCATTCTTTAGTGCTAACCCACTTCTAGGTCTAACTTGTATCTCATAACCATCAGGTAGTTCTACATATATCCCTGTATGGATTAAACATCTATCTAAAGATGGTATAGTAACAGGTTCGTCAACAAACGCCCTTAAATCGAAACCCGAATCACCTTTTCTTTTATATGTTGGGTTTTCATTGTTACTTTTATTTATTATCTTCAATGTTACTTTCTCTTCTGTATTGTATGTATAATTTAGGTTATCATCTATGTTAAATGGGTTAGCAGTGACTGCTTTAATATTCATATCATAATCCATCCCTAACTCGGACATCTTATCTTTAATCATCTTCAATGCTTCGTTGTAGTATTCTTCGTTACCCATTTTGTATACATTTTTGTTCTAATACTGCAATGTCGTTAGCTGCTCTTAATATCACACCGAGTGGCTCTGTATAATACCTACTAGCTTTATCGTCATCACTTTTATCCCAGTTCAATATTGCCTGAGTTTGTGTTTCTGTTAACTTAACACCATAGTTTAAAGCGTAGAAAACAGAACGTTCACCTACAGTCATACTTACTATGTCTTCGTTATATTCATACATCTTCCCTAAGTTAGTACGATGCCATTCACTTTCGTTAAACTTAAATAACTTAACCTTCCCTATCTGATGTAAAAAACAAGTTTGAACCATTGTCCTTTGTTCTAACTTGTGACATTCTAACATACCTTTGTTGATTGTATTTGCATGTTTTGTTACACTCAACAAATGATTTACTAACCCACCGGGGAATGCACCATGCATACTTGTTGTTGTAGTTGCAGGTGCAGTATATAAATCCTCACCTAAAAACTCTTCTAACTCAGGTGTGAATAAATCATAACCCTGTAATGTTTGTTGAAATAATGCTTTGTTAGTCTCTATTTGTTCTTTACTTAACATCTATTACTTTTTTACTAATGAACGATATAACTCTGCTCTGTCTGTAGTTACCTTCTCTAATGAGTAGGTGTCTTTTACTGTCTCATATAACGCCTCTCCTAAGTCCTTAATCTGATTAGGTTCTTTAATGATTCTCTTTAATGCCTTATACCAAGGTTTAGAGTTCTTCTTATATGGGACTAATATTCCATTCTTACCATTTATGATATCCAACTGGTATGGTGCTACATCTTGTGCCAATAAACACTTCTTATGGAATCCCGCTTCGATTACTTTAAGTTGGGACTTCATAAGGTTAAACATCACTGGTTTAAGTGGTGCTAATGAAATATCAAAAAGATTGTAGTTGTTAGCATATGAAGTAACAGGTTTTGTCCATACCCTTCTATACTTCTCAGTCTTCTCACCATCGAACTGTTTACTCTCAAACATATCTAAGTGATTCTTATATGCTGGACTCACTAATGATTTAGTATCTAATAATTCTTCATACTTATACCAAACTGTCTCATGTGGTTTAATCTCTCTTTCTTTTTGTTGTCTAGTTTGTGGGTCAATATAAGTAACCTTACCTCTAGTGTCAAAACCACAAAGAACATATTGTAAATGATTGAAGTCTTTATTTAATGTTCTTGTCATCCCTCCTAACTGAGCCAAATCATGATAGTGAGATGAACCACCTAACCATCCTATTCTTATGAAATCACTCTCTTCAGGGTTAGGTTGGAATTGTTTCTGTTTATCGTCTACTGCATTTGGTAGGACATAAACATTTCTATTTAACTCTTTAATCTTATCTGCAAACACAGGTGTCGTTGTAGTAACATACTCTACTGCTCTGACATTGTTAGTAATCATATTTGCCAAACCATGCGCTTTAATCAAAGCATGTGCAGGATGTTCAACACCAGGTGCCCAATAATCATCTAAATCTAAAATACACTTAATACCTTCTTTCTTTAAAGTTGCTAACAACTCTGGTGCACTTCTGTAGTCACCTAAAGTTCTATGTGTATGTATTAAATCATATTTACTTAGATTCTCTAAAGATGTATCGACATCATATACAATATCCACATCGAACTCATCTTTGAATAATTCACTTAACTTAACGTGCGGGTCAACAGACCTAAATTTTCCTCAACCAACCCCAGTACGGTCCGAGGGTACTACAAGTACCTTAATCTTACGACCATCTGGGGTTGTTTTAATTGTTTTTTTCATATTTTTTTATTATATTTTCAATCATCTTAGGGTTCTTCTTATAGTCAGATTCCCATATAGTAATACAATTATAATCATTTTTTTTCGCTAAGTCAATCTTTTTTTTATCATATTCCCATATGTCCTCAGCTATTTTATTTTTCTTTTTATTGAAATAATCGTTGTTGTATTTTTTAGGATTACAATGCCAATAATCTCCATTATATTCGATAAGTAAGTTATATTTTGGTACGTATACATCGAATATTTTACCTTCAATGTTGAAACTATCTATGCAATTTATACCTTTTTCTTTTAATTTTTTTATGATTTCGTCTTCTGCCTTTGACCTATTAAAACCTTCTATTTCTCCATTGGCTATTCTTTTCTTCATAAAATTACTCATCTTTTTTCTTACAGTCTCCATCTCACCACTTAGCCATAGTTCTTTTAGTTTTTCACCTACTTTTTTTCTGTGTTCTACATTACTCATTGCATTATCTTCACCTGTTGCCTTACCTACCCTATTTTCAGATATTACTCTTTTAGTTTCTTTAGTGTGTTTTTTACCATAGAATGGATTACCTTCTCCTTTTTGTTTCTCTAAAGAACATTCTTTACATATATTTTTCTTTTTCATATTTCTATGTAAAAGATACTTTTCATTTGCGTAACATTCTATTTTAGAATTACATTCATCACATATATAATAATACCACCATTTACCGTCTTTAAAAATATACCCATTATAGTTATTTTTCTTTATTAAACCATTATCGTTTAATATTTTTAATACTTTTCTCTTGCTTATGGGTAACATCTTTATGATTGTAGTAGATCCGTAACCACTTAAATATAAATTAATAACTTTTTCTTCCATATTTTTAATATAAATATGTAATAAATGAAATCTTAACACCCAACATCAGTATTGTCGTAAGGTACTTAATGAAAATTTAAGCATAAAATGCCTAAATGTCAAATTAATCGACTATAAAAACTTTTCGAAAGTTCCTTTTTTCGCCTCTTCTAAGAACATCTTAAACTGTTCTTTTGTGAACTGAGTATAACCTTCCTCATCACCACCGATTGTGATGATGTCATTGTCTGTTGAAATGTCTATCGCTGGACACTTACAACTACCCTTCCCACAAAAAACAAGCTTTAGTTCGTTTTCTGTTTCTGTCCTTCTCATAAAACTATTTTTTTCTTACCTTCTTCTTAGGTAAAGGTCTTAGGTTACCTGAAAATACAGTATTACCAACCTTCACTTGGATGTCTTCATCTATTAATCTCTTATCGATATACTGATCTATCACCTTCTCTAACTCTTCTCTAATGATTTCTCTAATACCATCGACATTTGTTGTTGTAGATGTTGTAGTTGTTTGTGTTGGTTGTTGTGTAGGTACTCCTTCAGCACCTCTCACTGCTTCTATTAAGTCTGGTGTCGCTTCGAAACCAGCAGAACCTAAAGATGGTTGTTCGATTGGATTGTTTATCATCGCTTCTACAATCTCTTTAGGCATCTTTGTTTTATCTTTATTGATAAATGTGTTTTTAATCGGTTGTGCAGTTGCTTGACTACTTGCAGCTGCCTCACTGATGTTGTAAGTAGGTGCTGCTTGTGGTTGAGCCGCCATTGTTTGATAATCACCAGTTGGTTGTCCATTGGTTTTCATCTCATCAGCTCTTCTCATTACCTTTTTTGACTTTGCTAAAATACCAGCTAATTTGTTAGTATCCATTCTAATCTTTTTTTAAAACTCCGCAGATTTATAAATCTTTGTCATATCTTTATCATTGGGGTTGTATTCCGACATAGGTGTATCAAAAGTCTCTCCTGTAGGTTGAAATCTACTCATCTTATCAACCCTCATTAACTTCCACCCCGGAATCTCACTATCAGTAACACCTTCTAACTGCCAAACCCTGACAACGTCATTACCTGCTTTAGAAACCCCATATACATAAGGTTGGATGATTCTATCTCCTGGATTTTTAATGTCGTCCCCTTCGTAATATACTTTGCAGACTTTACGGTTTTCAACCGCATCCATTAAATCATCTACTCTTACACTTTCTAATATAAGAGATTCTAAAACATTGTAAAGTTTCATAAACTATTTTTTATGGTGTAATATAAACGATGTTTGTAAGTACTGGCGGTGTATATGGTTGTACTTTACTGAAACCATATTTTGCTTGGTTTTGTGCAATAAGTGGATCTCTACCAGAACCAGGAACTATAGGATTACCCATAATATCTATTTGAGTACCAATAGTTTGAACCTCACCTCTCCCTTTGTTATCACCATCTGAAAGTGCGTTAGGGTGAGTTGCACCATATTGATCATTAATACCAAATCCATATTTAGATTGGTTTAAAGCTTCCGCTTGTGTTCTTTTATCGTTTGCCGCTTGATCTAAAGACATAATTCTTCTTTTTAGTTATAATATTATTATCTATTATAAATATTTGAAAAATTACTTATTTTTGATAAACTCGAAAATAATATTTTTAATGTTGTCTTCGTTCTCTTTGTAAACCCCTCTTCCCTTTTCGATTTCGTCACTATTTTTGGGAGCTCTCTCTATTTTTGGTTTAGAGATTTTTGTTGTAGGATTTTTACTGTGAGTCTTTCTAAACTCATTTTTTGTTGATGTTCTGCTCTTTGCTTTCTTTGCTCTTTTGACATATTCTCTTGCATATTTGAGTGTCTTATTCACCCATGTTTCCATAGTCTCACCACCGTTAAGGTTGTAAAGAGCGTAGTCAGCACTAGCATCTGTAGTGTCGAAGAAGTGTTTA